CAGTATAACCGCTACTCGTCACCAAACCCGTTGATTGACTGCAAAGAAATTTTTGCCAACCCATCTTATACGTTGTTTCTCCCGGTAGTCCCACATTTCCGCCACAAGTGATACCCGGACTCCCTTCCACCGAGTAAAAACACATAGTCGAATTATAAATATTAGCCGTTGAAGTGTTGTTCCAAATTACGCTAAGCGCATTGTTGGAAAGGGTCACTGTTTTCGTTGAAGGAGTGGCAACAATCCCATAGTTCAACCAAGTAGTCGCTCCCCCTCCTCCCGTCCCAACGCCTCCCGGATATATCCCGTTGAAAGTGTTGCCTTTGTCATGGTTGCTTCCGGTCGAGCTACCAACACGGTAAAAGCTCATATAACTGTAGCTTGAAGTCACCCAACCCGCCTGTGTGCCTCGATAAGTCTCTATGGCATCGAGAGTAGAAACTTGTGTTCCCCAACTCAGTACCGCCGACCCGCCACCACTTGCATCAGCCCAAGCGATGTCTGTGCCATCTGAGGTCAAAACTTGATTGGCCGTTCCTTTAGTCAGAACCGTTGTCGCGCCACTGGAATTCCCATAAAGAATTGAGCCTCTTGAAAGTGCATCCAACTTATTGATTTCTGTAGCTGTGGCTGTAACACCATCTAAAATATTTAATTCAGCTGTTGTGGATGTTACGCCATCCAATATGTTTAGTTCCGCAGCCGTACTGGTAACACCATCTAAAATATTTAATTCAGCGGTCGTGCTTGTTACACCATCTAAAATATTCAACTCACTCGCAGTAGAAGTTACGCCATCTAAGATATTAAGTTCTGCTGTAGTAGACGTTACACCATCCATTATGTTTAATTCAGCAGCCGTAGCCGTTAAGTCTGAAATTTGACTCACTGTAATGCTCGTAGCTGTTGGAGCTACCGCAGCCCACGCTGAACCTGTATACACCTTCATGGCATCTGAAGTCGTATTAAAATAGAGATTTCCTGCAACCTGAGCGTCCCCGTCAGGGTCTGTCGCAGGGTCGCTAGACTGTGCGCCTTGATATTGGTCGGTGAAATCATCCAAAGAACTCGCCGCAGAAGTCGCGCTTGAAGCGGAAGATGTGGCACTTGACGCACTAGCTGTAGCAGAAGTCGCACTAGCTGTCGCACTTGTCGCACTAGCGGTAGCTGATGTTGCTGCGGCAGTAGCAGAAGTAGCCGCAGATGTTGCGCTTCCAAGAATAGAATCGGTGTAAGCCTTTGTGCTTGCGTCTTGAGCAGCAGTCGGATCACCCATTCCAGTTATTTTGTTGGTGGACATGGCGATAGCGCCAGTCATTGTTCCACCAGTTTTCGGTAATCCACCGCCAGCTTGTGTATCTACATACGTTTTTGTTGCTGCATCCTGGGCAGCAGTTGGATCGCCAAGACCCGTAATCTTTGCCGTACCCATAGCAATAGCGCCCGACATCGTGCCACCCGCGAGAGGTAGCTTAGTGGCTATACTATTGGTTACAGTGGTGTGAAATGCTGCGTCATCATCCATTGCAGCAGCAAGCTCATTTAACGTATCTAGCGCGGCTGGTGCGCCGCCAATTAAATCTGTTATAAGCCCATCAGCATAAGCCTTAGTGACCGCATCAGTAGCCGCTGTCGGCGTTCCAATGTCTGTCAGTCGTGCGGTATTGAAATCAACAGTACCCGTTAATGCGAGATTGTGAAGGGTTGTTGTACCACTTCCCGCCGTAACATTGCCCGTAAGGTCGCCCGTGACGTTGCCAGTAACATTTCCTGTAACGTTGCCAGTAAGGTTTCCCGTGACATTTCCGGTTAGCCCACCCACAAATCCAGTAGATGCAGTAACAACAGAACCCGTAATAGCTGCCGCAGAAGAAGCGCCAATTATCACACCATTGATTGCACCGCCTGTTATTGCAGCATTGGCTGTGACTAATTGTCCGTTTGCGGTAACAGTACCGGACGCTGTTATAGCGCCAGTTGTAATTGATGAAGGGGTTGTACCAAGTTCAATAACTGTAGCCGAGTTATTTTCTGTGAAAAGACGACCATCAGCTACGTTTACAGCTAACTCGCCCTGAACCAAGTCGCTGCTTGAAGGAACAGCTGACGAAGTAGAGCTATTTTTGGTGATTATGACAGTCATCACTAAACTCCTATAAGTAAAGTTGGGCAGCCCCCGAAAGGGCTACCCGCGCGTAAAATTCAAGGGAATCTTATGCGTTGACTATCAAATTGAACGCCGCATCTGGACGGTACGTTTTAACGCCGAATATATTATCAGCAGTAAAAAGTGTACCTAACCATTCTTGCTTGTACTGCGTTTGCGAACGAATGTTTTGCTGTTCAGCTAGAATAAAGGCTTCCTTATGGAACAAGGTTGCTGCTTTAAGTTCGCCGCCAGCACTATTTTCTGCCGCAGTTTCAGTAGTTGAGCAATGCGTAGAAACATAAATGTCTATACCATAAATGTTTCCAATCTTGCCGTTCTGTACGCCTCTTCCATCAACAAAGTCAGAAGAAACATAACGATCTATGCCCATCATAGTTGAACGAAGAGAAGGAGGAACAACAAAGTATCTTTCATCGAAAGGCACATCATTGTCATCCATTTTCTGAATTAAGGCTCTGAATGATGCGTCTGTAGTAACGTCTGCTGTAGTAACTGTGTCAACTGCGTAAGCGGTCAATCCAGTAGAAGTATCAGTATACCAAGAGCCAGTGCCTACCCAGTTTGCAGTTTGGTCGCCAATAGCCTTACCAAGCTCATGAAGCTCATAATCAACCTTACGCGCTAGAGCATAGCCAGCATCGTCAGTGTAAAAGCCTCTCATGTCAGCTAATGCCTGAACTTCAGCCATGTCTTCCATAAGTTTTGAATACTCAAAGTGCTTGTCTATAGAAACCTGCACTTCAGATTCAGTAGTGGCTTGAACAGTTACGGCTGTCTTAGCCGCTTTTGCATGAGCCTCGCCCCTAGTTGGAGCAGGGATATGAATGGTATCGCCTTTCTTGCCGACCATTGGGAGTCGTTTAACAAGACCAGCCATTACCAATTTTTTTTCATAGGCCGCACGAATTTCATCACTCCAAAGCTCAGGGATGAAATTGGCCTGTGTAGTAGTATCGCTAAAACCGCCTGTAGCGGGATAAGTTGAATCAGTCATTTTTTGTAATCCTCAAAAATTAATTACGAACAACACGACCCTCTTGATATGCAGCAAGGATTTCTTTCTCCTTCTCAACATACCCTCGCGGGTCTTCCTTTTTGAGTCTTCTTATGTCTGATGCCCTGTACTTCTTCTTACTCACTGGCTCTGAGCTACCTGTTGCGCTGCCTGTTGATGCGGCTCTTACAGACTCAGAACGTCTAGGTTGTTGCGGCTCGGCTGCTTGAACATTGTTACTGCGCTTCCATTCGTTAAAAATGTAGTTTGCACTTTCAATGTTTAAGTTGTGATTCGCTTCGTTAAACAACCTCATTCGTGTATTGTCTTGAGATACCCAGTCTACAAACTTCTGATCCTTTACGATTTGCACCATATCAGGATGAGCAGTCATGATTTGTTGTGCAGCGTTCTGTTGCTTTAACTGCAATAACTCTTCACGAGTTTGTTTGAGAGCAGGATGATCTTCAATAGACTGTTTAATTGCCCGTTCAGGATCACCAAAATAATCTAACTCTTCTTTTGGCTCGGCTTGCTTTTGTTCCTGAAGCTGCCCTTGTATAAAACTGTCTGCCTGTTTGTACGCATCAATCTGCTGTCTAGCATCTTTGACTTCTTGAGATTGCCTACCAATCATAGCTTCTTGATCTGAAAGCATTTTCTCTAAGTCTTCGCGTGACTTTTGAGCAAACTTAGATTCCGCTTCTGGTGGAGGAGGACTTTCTTCCTTCTTGTTTATCTCCTCAATCGGGGCGGTTTCTATTGTTTTATCTTCGGACTCCGTATTCAAAAGTTTTGCTGCCATAATTAACCTCTATAATTACAAGACCTATCGGCTACCTTGTTTGCGAAAGACTAAGAGTTAGCTACCCTTCGCTCTGCTTTTATTCTTTCCTGACGCATTTTAGCCCACTTTCTCGTAGCAGTAGGATAATCCCCACTGATCGGATCAAGCATAAAGCCACCGCAGGAAACTACTCTAGTTGAAACCTGATTGCAGATGTCACAGGGCATGGACTTAGTTTCAGACTCTACATAACTTTCAAATAAGTGTCCGTTAAGACAGCGAAAGTCATAAATCTTTTTCATCGGCCATGTTCTCAACTTGAGTTTCCAGCGAGATAAGAGAGGCAAGGATATTTAACTGACCCTTTCGGAAGTTTAAATCCTCGTTATCTTTCGTATCTCTAACTGAATTAATATTATTTTCGTTATTTGACAAATCTTCGATTAACATTTTCCAACCCTTAGTACGAAACATCTCATACATAGAGTCGATATATTTATCATTTTCATCGTCCATAACTACAGTATCATAACTCTATTTGATTGAATAGTTTAATTATTTAGCTGAATCTTCTCTCTTTCAATCCCTGCTTTATCTCTTTGAAGACCCAACTTGTCTCTCTCAAGACCTAGCTTCTGCTCGTCAACCAAAGTATCAGCTATCTTCGCCCTTCTTAGGAACTCATCTTTTTCAAGATCACCTTCTGCTCTCATTGATGTAGCAACAGCTTTAAGTCTTTCATTCTCAAGCTCAATAGGTACTGCCTTAGTCTCAACAGAAATCTTACCAGCCCTAGCCTGAGATTCTGCCGCCTGACCATTAAGCGCGTTAGTTTGAGACTGCTGAAACTGTAATTGCGCTTGTTGTGCTATTTGTGCGGCTTCTTGCGCCTCTGGATTAGGCTCTGAGGCTTGCTGTATTGCCTGAATCATCTGCTCTCTGTTCTGTAACTGCATATTGTCAACAATAGACTGAACAAGGATAGGATACATTGGGGAGTCCTGTCCCATAGTCTGAAGTAGCTGAACCAACTGCGTTACTTCGTATTCCCTAGCAATAATGCCAAGCGTAGACGTTACCTCAAAGATATAATCATTTACTGGATAGTTTTCAGGATCAAACTGCATATAACGACACGCCGCGCCTTTAACAAAAGGAATCAAAAAAGAATCCTGAAAGTTAATAAGTGTTCGCTTATGACGCTTTATGATTGCCCCAAGATTCATACTTATCCCTGCGGCTGTAGCTTCACCATTGATAGACCCTGGAACTCCTGCGGAATCTATAGCCCCAGTAGCAGTTTGAACCATTCTTTGTAAGGTTTCTGCTTGAGCAAAAGTAATCTGTCCAACCTGCCCGAAATTAAAGGGCTGCAAGACTTCTCTTGGGTCGCCGTTAGTTAAAAGTATTTTTCCTGCTCTAACCTGGCTTT